CACGTCGTGAGCGTCCACTAAGCGATGAAGAAAATGCGGCAATTAAACAACATGGTTTGTTTAACCTGTCAGACTTCCTACCAAAGAAGCCAACTGAAATCGAACTCAAGGTAATGAAAGAAATGTTTGAAGCATCTGTTGATGGTGAAGCATTTGACATGGATCGTTGGGGCCAATATTTCAAGCCAGCTGGTATGAGCCAGAACACAGGTGATCCTAACAAATCGGTTGCTCCTAAAGCATCTGCACCAGCAGAAGACAGTATCGATGACGAACCAGCACCAGTAGCACAAAAAGCTGCTCCTGCTCCTGCTCCAAAGTCAGAAGCATCAGAAGGTGGCGATTCACGTGCCCAAGACATCTTGGCAATGTTTCGCAATCGTCAGAAGTAATAAACACGGCTTGGGCCTCTACAACCTAGTTGTACGCCCAGGTTATCTATTTAGGAGAATAATTATGAGTAAATTAGCAAAATTAGCAAAAGTAAACGAATCGATTACTATTAATCGTTATGACAACGGTTGGATGGTAGAAATTGGTGGCCGCAGTAAAAAAGAAGATTGGTCTACTACAAAAACTCTGTGTAACACAGAGGAAGAAGTACTCGCTCTTGTTAAAGAGTGGAATACATTACCATTGGATCAATAACTATGGCCACTAAAGCATTCGATTTATCAAAATTTAGAAAGACCCTAACTAAGAGCATTGACGGACTTGGTGTTGGATTTAATGATCCAACAGATTGGGTTAGTACAGGCAATTATACGCTTAACTATCTAATCAGTGGAGATTTCCACAAAGGTATTCCGTTGGGTAAGGTAACTGTGTTTGCCGGTGAATCTGGCGCAGGTAAGTCATTTATCTGTTCAGGTAATCTAGTACGTAACGCACAGGCACAAGGCATTTATGTTATCTTAATTGATACAGAAAATGCTCTAGACGAAAGCTGGTTACATGCATTAGGCGTGGATACTAGCGAAGAAAAATTGCTTAAACTTAATATGGCTATGATCGATGATGTGGCAAAGACTATTCACGAATTTATGGCAGAGTATAAGGCGATGGAACAACGTCCTAAGGTATTGTTTGTTGTAGACTCATTGGGTATGCTACTTACTCCTACCGATATTAATCAGTTCCAAGCAGGTGATTTGAAAGGTGATATGGGTCGTAAACCTAAAGCACTGACAGCACTTGTTCGTAACTGTGTTAACATGTTTGGTAGTTATAATGTAGGAATGGTTTGTACAAATCACACATACGCAAGCCAAGACATGTTTGATCCAGACGACAAGATTAGCGGCGGACAAGGTTTTGTCTACGCAAGTTCTATCGTTGTTGCTATGAAAAAACTCAAACTTAAAGAAGACGAAGACGGCAATAAAGTGTCAGATGTAATGGGTATTCGTGCTAGTTGTAAGATCATGAAAACTCGTTATAGCAAACCTTTTGAAACTGTACAAATTAAAATTCCATATGAAACAGGTATGAATCCTTATTCAGGAATGGTTGATATGTGCGAAAAAGCTGGCTTGTTAAAACAAGAAGGTAATAGACTTAAATGGGTCGATCCAGAGACTGGTGAAGAATTCAAATTCTACCGAAAAGAATGGAAAGATGATAAATTAGATATGATAATGAATAAATTTCATATCAAAACTTTAACAACAACTACCATTCCTGAGGAGATAGACGAGAATGTTGAATGAAAGCCAAATTGGTGATATATGGTTAATATTTGCAGATTATATTGATAAAAAGCAATTAGAAGTAGCAGCAGAACGATATATAGATCTTCTAGCAGACTATGGTGTATCTGATAAAGTGTTGCAGTCAGCAACAGGAGTTGACGAAACACTAGACTCTGCTATAGAATATTATCTGGATGAAGAGTCTGATGACGGAGATGATGATTATAAAGAATTGGATTTCTAATGAGCTGGTACGTTAAGATTTCGAAAGATATATCGCATATCCCAGATGCTGTGGAATATTATAAAGCTGAATTATTAGCCGCAAAAGATGAATGCCGTATAACGGGTAATATTGAAAGAGCTGCGGCAAATATGCCAGGTATAGTGGAAGAGCGATATGGTCAGCTTCAAGAAATTGAAGCAATCTTAGAGTACCTAAACATTGAACTTCGTAGACTTAAGAGTCAACATTTTAGAAAATATTTAGAAAACTATCAACGTGCATTAAGCAGTCGTGATTGTGAAAAATTTGTTGAAGGTGAAGCAGACGTAGTTGATTTTGAAAAGATTATCAACGAGTTTGCTTTACTTCGCAACAAGTGGCTAGGTATTACAAAAGGGCTTGATCAAAAACAATGGCAAATAACAAACATTGTTAAATTGAGAGTTGCTGGTATGGAAGACGCATCATTATAATCAATTTGCCCAAAAGGTATGCAATAGGCCTTAAATAATAATGAGGCCTATTTTTTTCTATAAAAAGTCTTGACTTTTGTCAACAAAGTGTGTAACATAACTAATATGAAAACTATAGATGGAATTCTTTTACAGATATTATCTTTACCTGATGAACAGTGGAAAATTATATCAACACGAGATTTTAAAGTATTAAAGAGTTTAGGTAAGGTAGTAACGTCACCTGGTTTTATCACCGAAAATCAAGGTCGATTGCTGGTTAAAATTTTAAAAGAAAATTTAGAAAAGTTAAAAGATTTCCAAATAGAAGTTGAAGAAGCACTAGTATTGCCAATTTGGTCAAAAACTTTTCGCCCAATAGATAAAACAAAAAAAATATTCTTATCAACTGACGAACCTGGTATTATTATAGAATTTGCGTTTTCTTCACCATTGAAAAAAGTGGTTAACAGTATCTGGAAAGAAGTAGAAGGCATAAGTCAGACCAATTCAGGAAAGATTTATCATGCAACTTTAACAGAGAAGAATATTGTAAAAATTGTTGAAACGTTTAAACCACTTGATTTTGAAATTGAGGAAAAAATAGAGAATTTTTATGAGACTATAACTTCATGGTCAAAAAATGAGGTTGAAAATCAATTCTTATTAACCAATATCTCTCACGCTAATTTTCAAAAAGCCATTACACAAGACCTTGGTCTTGAAACATCAATTGACAATCTTGTGATTAACGATAGAAGTCACAGGTACCACTATTTTACCGAAAAAAGTGAAAAAAATCCGACAAATTTAACCGAAAAATTGGCCTTTAGAAAATCTAATAAAGTGTGGATTAATAAGAAAGAAACCGGTCTTAACGAAATTTTTGCAAGTCTGTTAAAATTAAAAAGGCTTCCAACACTAGTAATTTTTGACCATAACGACCATAAACGTTGTTTTGAAGAATTGAAAAATCTTCAAGAAAATCTGGAAAAAAATGAGATTTTTGAAAAAGTTGGTATTTACTTCAGATTGCCTAGTGACGAGTATGGAACACAATTTAATAAGTTTATTGCTGATCATCAATACAATGCTCAGCTAGATGATAATACAAAAATCGTAGGTGTGCAAAACGGAAAAATACCAAAATTTTTCCTAAAAAGTGCGTGGAACCCTATGAGTGTAATAGCTATTGGAAATTCTTTAAAACAAACTAGAACAGCAGCTTATGCCAGCTCTTGTGATTTAATAATTTCTTATACTGATCAACAACCAATAATTGAAACAGGAAACTTATGGCTGTAAAACTAGTTATAAGAGACGAGGTTAACATTAAATTTGAAGGGCTTCAATTAGATGCCCGCAAAAAGTTAGCCAATGCCTTCAAATATGAAAATCCAACCGCAAGGTATCATCCAGCATATAAATTAGGTCGCTGGGATGGTATGGTAAGTATGTTTGGTCTAGGCGGCAACGGTTATCTAAGCCAACTTGAAAAGTGCTTAGAAATACTACTGAATCACGGTGTTGAAATAGATGAATTAGAAGATTTGCGTACTACTGGTAAGATTGAATTTGAACCTATTACAAATAGTTTTTGGGCAGATATGGGAAAAGTTTGGCCAGCTGGACACAGATTTGCAGGACAACCTATAATGTTACGTGACGACCAAGTTGAAGTTGTTAATAGGTTTTTTACTAATACACAAGCACTACAAGAAGTAGCTACAGGTGCTGGTAAAACTATCATGACTGCCACATTAAGTTATTGTGCAGAAAAATATGGGCGTAGTATCGTTATTGTTCCAAATAAAGATCTTGTTACTCAAACAGAAGAAGATTATATTAATGTTGGGTTAGATGTTGGTGTATATTACGGAGATCGAAAAGATTTAGGTAAAATGCACACTATATGTACTTGGCAAAGTCTTAACATACTTGATAAAAAATCAAAAAATTGGGACTTAGATAATGCATTAACACTAGCAGAGTTTCTTGAAGGTGTGGAAACGGTAATTGTTGATGAAGTACATATGGCAAAAGCAGAAGTGTTAAAGAATTTACTTACACAGAACTTATCCAATGCACCAATACGTTGGGGACTAACGGGAACTGTACCTAAAGACGACTACGAAGCACAACCAATATTTGCAAGTATTGGTCCGGTAGTTGGCGGAATTAAAGCACACGAATTACAAGAGATGGGGATTTTAAGTAATCTACACGTTAACATATTGCAAATGATTGACTTACCAGAGTTTAAATCATACGCAGAAGAATTGAAATATCTTGTCACTAACAAAGACAGGATGGAATATATTGCAAAACTAATCAGAGGCTTATCAGAATCAGGCAACACATTAATTCTAGTTAATAGAATTGATTCGGGCAAACAATTAATAGAATTATTAGACGACGCTGTTTTTATTTCAGGCGAAGTAAAAGGCACGAAACGACAAGAAGAGTACAAAGAACATGCAACAAATGATAACAAGATTACTGTGGCGACTTATGGTGTGGCCGCTGTGGGTATTAATATTCCACGTATTTTTAATTTGGTTCTTCTTGAACCCGGAAAGAGCTTTGTCCGCGTTATACAATCAATTGGACGTGGTATTCGCAAAGCAGAAGACAAAGACTTTGTACAAATCTGGGACGTTACCTCGACCTGCAAGTTCGCCAAGCGTCACCTCACAACGAGGAAGAAATTTTACAAGGATGCCAAATATCCGTTCACTATTGAAAAGATAGATTGGCAAAAATAAGGATTTATGCAGATATTAACATTAGACAACCAAACGTTTTCACTAAACAATTTACCCGATGAGGTAGATGATAGTACTAGATTCGCAGTATTAGATAACAGCGACCCGAACAACCCTGATTTTTTCTTTATGCCTTTAATATTTTTAGAATCGTTTAATAGTCCGGCAATGGTGTTACGTATTGGAGAAGATGAAGTAACTATGCCTATAGATTGGAGTATTGCGGTTGGTGATAGCACAGCAGCAAGTGATATAGAAATACTTCCATTAACTAGTTTAAATGATCGAGGATTTGAAGCATTAATCTTTAACCCACTAAGTAGTTTTAGAGTTGAGTTTAAAAAGATTGAGATAGTAAATTTCTATAACGACGTCAAATGGTACTTTCCAAAAATGAAGAATGGTCAACTATTAGCAATCCCAACACGCTTTCAAGAAAAACCAAACTGCGCTTATTTTGTTAAAGAAATTAGCAGACAAAGCGAAATTATTCAATTGGACAAGATATTGTAATGGGAAGTCTTAAACCTGGTACAACTTATATTCGTGAACGAGTAGGCGGCGTTGTTTACCGAAGAGAATTTGGAGCAGATCCTATGACTAGACAAGTAGAAGGTTGGGAGTATAATAAGGACGATCCAAAATTTGATCCACGAACTAGTGACGGAAGACCGTTGTATGAGCATATACAGGAAAGTAAAATGTGGGGTGAAATTCACCGAGAGGCGAAAACCAATATCACTTTACAACGGGCCTTGGATCGTGTTATAATGATATACATATTGAGTAAGGATAAAGTTTCATGACATTAAAAGTTGCATATTTTTCGCCAACAATTTTAGCACTAGACGAATTATCGCCTGCTGTCTTTAGTAAGGTATTTAACTTAGCAGAACTGTTGCATAGTCACTCTGAGTTAAATGATGCAGGTGATCCAAAAATTAGTGTGCGTGGAGGACAACAGATACAAGTGTATCCTAATAATTTAGGATTAGACATTACATGGTTAATTAAAATCTTAGAAGATTATTGCCGTGGGTATATGGAATTAGTAACAACTCAGTCAGGAGCAGAAGAATTAAAAATGTGCAAACCTGTTATTACTAGTATATGGACTATTAGACAGTCCGAGGGTGATTATCAGGAAATGCACAGTCATCCTGCGGGAAACATTAGTGGAAATATGTACATACAAGTTCCAGAATTTAAAGAAGGCAGTAATCCTAGTGATGGACAAATCTTGTTTCGTTTACCTGTAACTAAGGACATTACTAAATTTATTATGAACGATACGTGGAAATATACACCAAAAGCATCTACTGTAGTAATGTTTCCAAGCCATATTGCACATACCGTATATCCGTGGAAAGGTTCAGGTTACAGAACCGTAATGGCATTTGATGCAATACTGAGACCAACAGATGAGTGAAAAAGTTGAATTAAAAGAAAAGATTTCAGCAGTTGACGAAAATGTTCGTGAACTGTGGGACGCTATGGATGCTGAACAACAAAAAAGTCTTAAAAGCGAATTCTTTATCCTTAATCGATACATTAGTAATGCAAAAACCTCAAACAGAGAAATACAGCAACACTTTGTATTAACTGTCAACGAGTATTTTAACAAGCATTGGAGCCTGCTACAAAAACACCCAAAACTCCTATGG